CGTCAGACAGGTTAGTAAAGCCCATTTGCGATCCTGTATTATCCCAATCTATTCTTCCGACTGCCCCAGCATTTGTGTAAAACTTTAACATTACATTGAATGAGCCAGAATTTCCGTTTTTAAAACCAGCACATTCAACAGTATTGCCACCTGTATTGTGAACATCTAAAGCCCCACTACTAAATGCCGCACTTGTATTTACTAGTGTGACACCTGTTGATGTAATTCTTTGTCTGAGATTTTGTCCGTTAGTATAAAAATCAAGATTTCCTGTATCTGTTCTAAATGAAAAGTCATTGGCACTACCACCAGATTTAAGAGCATTACCACCACCGATAAACCCATAGTTTGTTGAGCCATCTGTAAGGGATATACCTGTATTTCCAGCCCCAGCCGTGAGAGATAAAGTATTACCATTCCATGTGGCGTTAGCTTCACCTTCTAAAGTATTAGCCGTGCCACTTCCTGTTATCAGTCTGTTGTCTGCATTGTTGTTAATAGTTGTTCCAGAAACAGAAGCAAAAGTCAAAGCGCCACTACCATCTGTTTGTAAAACTTGGTTAGCACTACCATCTGATGTTGGGAATGTGTAAGCGTTATTAAATTTAATAACTTTGCTCGAACTTATTTCTAATGCAATATCAGATCCTATTGTTTGACCTGTTCCTATCAAAAATGCGTCTGCACTATCGTCAATAGCAAAATAATAATCAACTTGATTTCCGTCATATATAAAAGCAAGATCAACTTCTGCGCCATCACCAAAAATAATATTATCATCTGTGATTGCTAAAATTGAATTTGTGCCAACAGTAGATCCCTCACCTACTAAAAGTTTGTCCTGGCTATCGTCATTTGCAATATAAAAATCTTTTATACCATTAAATTGAATTGTGACATCTTCTTCACCGCCATCACCTAAAGTTAGTTTTGGAGTTGTTCCTTGAATAATTACATCACCACCAAAAGTCACAGCGCCCATTGAAACCGCAGTTCCAGATGTGCTAAAGATAGCGTCCACACTATCAAGATTATTATTTAATTTTGTTCCCCAGCTATCAGTAGAAGCCCCTACCTCTGGCTTTACTAGACTTAAATTTGTTGTGTTTGTATCTGCCATAATTACCTATTTGATATTTGTTCTGTCCAGGTAGTAGATGGATTATTTTGATTTGTCCAAACTACACTTGGATTATTTTCTTTCTCCCATTTTAAACGACCATCTACAGAAATGCTAGAAGTATTGTTTATTGTTGAACTTGCTTCTCTAATAAGACCACCTAAAGATCCAACACTTGATACTACGGATATTGTTGTTTCTCCTACATCTATCATAGTTCCTGATGGTGATAAAGATGAACTTACAGAAATACTTACATTACCTAAATCTATTTGTGTTCCAGCAGATGATACAGATGAAGATACTGATACTGAACTTTGTCCAACAACAACTAAAGATCCAGCGCTTGATAATGAAGCAGAAACAGATACAGAACTAGCGCCACTTTGAACAAAT